TCGTGATCAAATAGAGCCTCATTAATTTTTTGTTCAGTAAGATCAGTCACACCATCAATATTCCATCTTTGAATTGTATTCAAAGCAGATCTCATATCTGGAAAATATTTTTTAGTGAATAACTCTAATGTTCTGTCATTATGAGCTATTTCCATAGCTGAAAGAATTTTAGAAATTCTTTCTTGCCATTGTGTTTGTATCTCGACTTCTTCCTCTTTAGATACTGGATCAAAATCATAGACTTCAAATCTTGATTTTATAGCATCTGGTATTTTGCTTATATAATTACATGTAGCAACAAATCTTGTTGTCTTAGCATATTTCTCAATTGTACCTCTTAAAGCTTTGTAGAACTGATCTGATGCACCGTCAAACTCATCTAGTACAACTATCTTTATTCGATTCTCTCCGTCAAGGATAGAAACAGTAGAACAGAAATCGTGTACCTTAGTTCTTATTGTTTCAACTGAGCTCTCATCAGATACGTTTATAAAAATGTAGGGATGATTCTTTATCAGAATTTTAGCCATACTAGTTTTACCTGATCCTGGTGATCCAGCTAATAAAACATTTTGTTGAAGTCCGTTCTCGAATGATCCTTTGATCCTTTCTGGAAGGATCATATGTTTTAGTTCTTTAGGTCTTAATTTTTCTGTTAATAATTCTTGTATCATTTATTTACATTTTTCTTTTAAATCGTCTGCTTGGTCTTTATCATGTCTAATCTCTACAAATCTAGGTAAAAATAATGACCAGTTGTTATTCTTGTCGTTAATTATTACATTATATAAAACTGAGCACACTTTGTTTATATGTGAATCTGGATCTTTGCTTAATTCTTGTAAATCTAAATCTGTAAATCCTGAGCCAACTTTTACCTTAAGTGTTCCTGATAAATCCTCACAGATGAATCCTCCGATGAATCCTTCTCTCTTTCCTTCCCCTGGATACCAACCAGTGATTACAAGATCGCATTCATTTACTTCTTTTAGTTTAATCCAATTCTTAGATCTTTTACATTCGTATACATGTTCGGGATTTTTAAGGATAACCCCCTCACCTCCATTATCTACGATATTCTTATAGTAAGCGTAGATGTCTTCTTTTTCTGTAGTCAAGAAAGAATCTGCAAGGGTAAGTGAAGTCGTCTTATATGTACTAAAAACACCTTCTAGCGTAGACCTTCTGATACTAAAAGGAATGATACCTTTACCGGTCTTAAGAGTATCTGCATCTTCCAAATCAAATACATTATAGATTAGCTCATCCCCTATGGAATTCATAGGTTTACCCTTCAACATTTGTGTGACCTTTCCAGAGACGCTCTTTCTATTTAGATCTGTTAATTCACCATCAAAGAACCAATCCCCAGGTAATCCTGAATTTTTTATTAAAGTCAGACATTCGTTTCCTATTTTCTCCAAATATTGGTTTGGTATTTCGTTAAATGCTCTTGTATAGAATTTAACTTCGTTTCCAGATACAAAAGCTATTACGCGTACACCGTCGTATTTTTCTTCACAGATAATATGACTCCATTTTTTTATCTCATCTTCGTCATCTTGTGCTAACATTAAACTAGGATCCGGTATAACTTCTTTCCCGAAAGATTTATTAATAAGCTTAGCACCTATTCCAATATTTAATCTTTTAGTTATTACCTTACATAGGATTTTTCTTTCGTCTAATGAAAGGGGAAAGCAATTAACTAATTCGAAAGCTTCTTCCCTGAATTTATCGTTTGCTGCCGGTGCTATAAAAAGCCTTTCTGTTAGATCCTTGAATCTCTCAAATATATTTTCGTCGTCGGAAACTAGATATGGGTTTTGGTCTAAAACCTCAAGTTTATGTAACTTTGTAGTCAGAAAAGGATCTAAAGCTACCTTTAGAAGATATTCTAACTCTTTAGAATAGTTATTCTTAATTAAATCCTGCTTGATCTTTTGTGATCCATTTCCTGTCGAGGATTCAATTTCTAGTAAAATTTTAAGTTCTTTTTGCATCCGATGTATTTTAAACAAATGTAGAAATACCTACTAAATAATAAAAACGATTTCTATTATTATACTTGTTATAAAATACTAAGTTTCTTAAAGAGATGCTTATTCACCACCTGTTGCTCCAGCTTCTGGTTCTGCTCCTGTTGCCGCTTCTGCTCCAGCTTCTGCTCCTGTTGCTCCTGTTGCAGCTTCTTTCCCTTCTTCTTCAGCTTTTTTAACATAAAATTTGTTCATCTTAATGTCATCATTAGTAAGATCTAACCATCTTTCAATAAGATAATCTTGATTAAAGTACTGAACCTCTTCCTCATTTATTGTCTCCTTTATTTCTCCTAAAGAAGTGACAAAGTCTACTTTCTTGATTAGCTGTTCGATCTCTCTAGATTCACCAAACATGTTATCACTCTCGAACTTAACACCTATCTGACTTCTAAATTCTGCATCGTCTTTAAGATGTGGAAATTCTAAACACATTTGGATCCATAACGGTTTAATCATAATCTCCTGGAAGATTGATCTTAATCTTGTTATAAATTTAGAGAATCTGACTTCGTCTCTTTCTGCACCATCTGCACCCGCTTTAAATGTATTGCTACTGCTAACTCCAAATCTGGAAGAGAATCTATTATATGGAATTTTAGAATCTTGTCTTAATTTATTATAGAAATAAACCACTGAATCCATAACGTTCAAGTTAGGCCCTTGTCCGTTAATAGTCTCGACCTTTACTGATTCACCTCCACTTTGAGGAAAAAGATAATTCTTATAGAATTGTAAATCTGGTCTACCATTTATAGATAATTCCCCTGATGTAGTATCAAGTTTAATATCCTCTTTATAAACTGACATAAGTTCACCTAAAGTCTCTTTGGCTTTCTGTGGAGCTTTACTTCCGATAGGAACTGTCATTTTAATTCTATACTGAGCATTCATTACGTTCCAGATAATTCTTGAATGTTCCATAATCTTAAGTAAATTGAAAGATCTAATTAATCTTTCAGTATAAGATATTCTTGAAACAGAATTTGCTTTAGAATATGAAATATAAATAACCTGTGCATCCAATAATCTTCTTTGTCTAGTTGTTTCCCCGTAGTACTGCCACCAGATAGTTTCCCTTGTGCCATCAGCTTTTTTCTCTATAGCAGGAGTAAGACTCACAGCATCTAATTCTTTAAATCCTACAATTTCTTTTCCATCGCTTGAATAAATTATTTCAAATGCTAAGAATCCTTCAACAATTAACTGTCTAAAATATTGCCATCCTGTTATTCCATTACAGAAATTGTGTAGTACGTAAAGTTTTCTGAAATTACCTCTTAAAGATTTTAGTACATCGTCCTTTAATTCCATATTAATGGTCGAAGGATGACAGAAGAAGTTCTTCTCATCATATACTATACCTTCGTCACAGATAGTGTCTAAGATGTATTCTATTTCAGCATTTAAAGCAAACGTTCTAAGAAAATCTCTTTTGACTGGATAGTCTTTATCAAAATATGCAATATATTTTTTATTAGTTGTATCTTGAGCAGCTATGCTATAAATGAAATCCTCATCATCTGCGCTGAATCCGAATCTTTCTCTCATGCTAGCTTCTGAAATACCAATTGCCATGGAATCTTCAATTACCATGTCCTTATATTCCATACCAAAAGATCCTAAACCACTAATTGATTTTAATATCCTTGAGATATTAGGATTAAATTTTCCAATATTATCTAGAAATCCTGCCATATATTTTTTTATAGTGTAAATTCATCTCCACCCTCAGCTGGTGCTTCTCCTTCAGCTGGTGCTTCTCCTTCAGCTCCACCAGTTGCTCCTTCAGCTCCACCAGTTGCCCCTTCAGCTTCTTTTTTCTTTTCGGCAGCTTCTTCTTTAGCTTTTTTGTTATCTGAAATATCTTGGTTATTCATTCCTAGGAATCTATCAACTAAGAAATCCATACTGAAGTATTTTTTTCCTTCCGCATTTAGTAGCCCTGATACTTTTATAACTTGATCTTTTCTTGCTACCATTACTTCCATATCTTTGGCTTCCCTAAACATGTTCTCTTTAACATAGTCTAGACCAAATTCAGATTTTAGAATGTAATCATTTTTTAGATTGGGGAAATCCAAACAGAATTGAACCCATAATGGTTTCATTAAGATCTCTTGGTATATTGATCTCAGTCTATTTATAAATTTACCAAATCTAATTTCTTCCTGGTCTAATCCTTCTGCAGTAAATGTAATTGTACCTTCAGATCCTGATTCTTCTCTACCAAATCTTGTAGCAGGAATCTTCGAGTCCATCCTTAATTTGTTTGCAAAATATTTTAATACAGTTGTGTCCGAGAATGCAGTGGCATCCCCTGCTCCAGCTAAAGGCTGAATATCTGGTGTTCCGTTAGGAGATGATGGCATTAGATAATTCTTAAAGAATTGTATTTTAGGTCTTCCATCTACTGATAATTCTCCACTATCAGTATTTAATCTAATATCTTCTTTGTATATCGACATTAACTCCCCAAGAGTCTGTTTAGCTTTTTGAGGTGATTTAGTACCAATAGGGACTGTCATTGCCATACGATAAGAAGAATTCATTACGTTCCAAATGATTCTTGTGTGTTCCATGATTCTAAGCAAGTTAAAAGATCTAATTAATCTCTCGGTGTAACTTACTCTACCTGCTGTACCACCACCTTTAGCGTAACTTATATAAATTATCTGCGAATCATAAAGCTTTCTAGTCAAAGATGGGTTATCTGGATATTGTATCCATATGTCTATGAAAGATCCATCGGGTTGTGCTTCTACTGTTGGTACAAGAGAAGCGGGATCTAATTCTTTAAAACCTACTATATTTTTACCTTTCTTATCAAAAACTATTTCAAATGATAATATACCATCGGATAAGAATTTTCTAAATAAATGCCAAGCTAAAATGTCTTGGTTAAATCCAAAAAGATTATAGACCTCTTTGTATCTTTTTTGTACTTTATCATATGTCTCCTCGTCAACATCATCATGTTGCATGAATGAGAAATAAGCCCAGAAGTTTCTTTCGTCATAAACTATTGCTTCGTCACAAATAGTATCCAAGATAAATTCAATCTCTGGATTCTGTGCAAAACCTTGTAGATAATGTCTTTTGTTTTTGTAGTCCTTATCAAAATAAGCTATATACTGTTTAGTCGTAGTATCTGCTCTTCTTAAACCAAATAAGAAAGCCTCATCTTTAATACCTCCTTTTTGAAGAAATTGTGCTTCACTTACACCTACTGCTTGTGAATTTTTAATCACTAGATCTTCGTAAGACATACCAAAGCTGCCCACTTTTTTAACGCTATCTATAATAGCACTAAAGAATGTTTTTTTATCATCTGTAAATCCAGCCATTAGATCTGTAAATTTTTCTTATATATCTCATTTAGCGGGGTCCCTTCAATTGACCTAGTATCAAGATATACTATTCTAGTCCAATCATCATAAGGAATTTCCACAACATCACGAACTTTTTTTAAATCCCATGCTCTATAAGCATGTTTATAATTAATACCTTTGAGTATTGTATCTAAGGTTTCGTAATCTGTTTTTAATTGAACCTGAGATTTAAGTTCACCCTTATCAAGTTTTTCTTGATTCTTTTCTATGATGTCTTGATAAACACTCTGTACCCTAGTAAAGAACGGGATTCTAAATTGAGGCGACAATAATATTAAATCTATACCATAAAATACTGCTCTATCTTCATAGCTTTTAAAACCAGTAAAGAATACTATGGGTCTTTTATTAATGTACTTTTTATTTTTTTCTAATTGATCGTTATATTCGAAAGAATAAACTTTACCTTGTAAGAAGCCAGATGGATTAAATTCGCTCTTAGTATTTACGAATGTTTTAAACCAGTGCATAAAAGAATGCTCGGCTAGTGATGAAAGACCAGATATTGATAATTGATAATCCTCGAATTGTGTTTTAAATGGTTTCATCGCATTATAAAGGTTTCATTTATAGCTCCAAACTTATAACCCCTAGATTCTGCAAATCTTGTTGCTGCTTCAAACTTACATCTATTTGTGATCCAAGTTTTAAGCCTTTCATTATAGCTTCTTATTTTCTTCTCTGTTAGATTTCCTATAGGTTCTTTAGGTCTCATATGTAAAGCATATTGATCCTCCGGCTTTATCTCTATGAACCAGTTTTCTACCTTATCTCCTTTAACTACTTGAATATAATAATCAACGAAGTATTTATGCTCTTTGTGATCAATAGGACTCCAATAAGGAATAGCTGTAGGTTCTGAACTCCATTTAGTTATATTGGGATTAATATCGCAATATTGACAAAATCTTTGTTCCCAGGAGCTTCTGTAAATTATATTATGGATATCGCCAATATACTTTTCTGGATTGGTTGGGTAGTATTTACCCGACTTCCATTTACCGTTCGGTTTGAGTTTTTTGATATCCATTCACAATTATATATTATAATTGGAATTTTCTTCTCTTACGATTCTTGAAAAAGGTATAGTTTTAGGAGCTTTAGGTGGATGGATTTTTTTCCATCCTTTTTTCATTCCGTTATGTGCTATCTGAGAAATGAATGCAAAAGGATTGTCAGATTTTGCTGGATCGTATCTGTTCCAGTATTTTATTAGATCTTCTAATCC